TGAAGTCTTGAATAATCAGATTGCCAGCAGCCGTAGAGGCTACATACAACTGGATGAAGTCACCAGCGTTAGCTTGGAAGAGGGCGAAGGCCGATACAACGCCAGAGTCACCAGCCGAATTGCTCTTGGTCTTCTGCTTACGTGTCGAGAAGGTTGTGCCATTAAGACGATATTTCAAACCTACGAAAGCCGTGTTAGTGGGGTATTGCGTAATGTTGCCCCAAGCCTGCACTTCATAGACACCGGTAACAGGGAAGAACATCCGGTCTACGCTGAAGGTCACTTCGTTATTAACTTCGAATACCCAAGGAGCGCCAGTGCCGGAGAAGAGGGCATAATCTGTGTTCGTATTAAGCGTAGCATCTGCGGCTGCCGAGACGGCGAATGCATTGGTGTTATTGGAAATCCCCATCACCCCATACACTGCATCACGACGAAGCTGGAAGCCTCCTGCACCGTTGGTGACAATCTTCTGATTGGCATTACCACTGTCGCCAGCAATCCCGTTCAGATTGTTACTAAGCACCTTCTGCCATGTACCGCTGCCAGAGCCATTAGCCGAATAGACGGAGTTAGCTACTGCGCTAGAAGCACCCTTTGGCTCATGCCGGTTAGCATCAGGAATATCTTTGTGCTGTATAGTCAATTTAGTATCCTAGATAAAAGAAAAGGGAGTCTTCCTTTTGAGAAGACCCCCTTGTTCATTAGATAACCGAGCCGAGTTCCCGATTCTTATAGATGTAGTGGAGCACCAGCGATGCCTTGCCCACACCTGCGGTGACTGCGGGGGTCGTGCCACCGAGTGCAACCGTAACCTTTTCCGAAGCAGTCGTACCCGCTGCCGAGTTGGTTGCCCACGTGCCCGTAAGGCTCGAAGAAACATCCAGTGCAGCTACAGCCGCAAGCGAAGCCGCAGCCAGCGTAATACCGTTCGTAGCCGGAGCCGTACCACCAAAGATCACCGTCGGGGTCGTGCCCGTCAGGGTGAAGGCGGAGCGAACATCAAGCGTTGCTCGGGTGAAGCGGACACCCTTCGGAACCACATAAGGCGGAACGAAGAGCGAGTCATTAAGCGACGTACCCGAGAATTCAATCGAAAGTTCATGGACCGAATTCTGGCTATGATCCGTGCCAATCGACGTACCCGTACTACGCGGGCCGTATTGGTTGAACACGTTAATACCAGCAGTATTTTGATAAGGCATATTATTCTTCCTTTAATTAGGCGATTGCCGTAGCCGAGGTGATGAGGATACCGAGCGTGTCAACACGTTGCGTACCAAAGCCCCAACGGCACGACGTAACAAACTCGTCACGGCGCAGGTCTTTATTACGTTCCGTTTCAACCTTCGGCATACGACGCCATGCAGCCATAATCGGCTTGGTGTTATCGTCAGCCAGCGACATAAAGACGTTAGCGACACCAGCAGCAACCGTGGTCGCGCCGTCCGAGAACGAACCCTTCGGGAGACGGTTCGAGGTGATGATGTTCCATCCATACAGGTTCATGAGGAACGTATGTTCACGATCGAAACCATTCTCAAGAATCTTCTGACCGAACGGGGTAACATCACGAGCAATCTGGACCAGACCGTCAAGCGTAGCAGCCACAACCGGATCAACGATAGCGATACGGCCAGCAGCCGGAACGTTAGCCTTGTCGAATGCAAGCTTCATCGAGATAAGGTGGCCGAGCGTGAAGGTGTTATTCGAAGCAGCCGAAGCAATACGGTGAGCAAAGCCGTTAATCAGGTTTGCATTAGCATTGGTTTGGCTCGAATTACAACGGCTAAGGAAGCGCGTTTCGAACACTTCTTGAATAGCACGGGTCGATTCTTGCGAACGAGCGGCAAGCAGAGCTTCCACTTGATCGCCATCTTCACGGAGTTCATCCGTCACATACCATGCATCGCCAAGATAATCCGTGATCGTCAGCGTCACTTCGCCGCTTTCAATCGGGGTATAATCGAACGGAACTTCTTCTGCACCGTCTTGAATGGTAACCGTACCAACCGTCTTGATATGGAGGGTCGTGCCCTTGCCGAAATCAGTGACGTTACGGAAATACGAACCCGGCAACAGACCGTCATGGAGGTTACGAAGGATGAAGGCCGAATACTGTTCTGCTTCAATAAAAGCAGTAGTGTTAAAACGATTCTGACTCATTGTTTATGTTCCTATTATTTAAAATATTTTGCGTATACTTTCGGGTCAGATAGATCAGCGGTCGTAAGACCAGCAGAGTGGAGTTCATCAACCATCGAACGAGCATTACGGGCTTCCGCATGCAGTTCACCGGTAGTGGCGCCAATACTCTGGGGAGCTTTATTACGTCCCACGAAAGAATCCTGATGAGGCTGGAGAGCCGCAGTGTTCAGAGTTGAAGAAGCCGGAGCAAACGAATTCTGCTTAGGAGCAGCTTGCTCGGATACGCCCAACGCCTTCAACACTGCCTTGGGAGACTTAGCCGCAAATTCATTCATTTCTTGCGGAGAGAGTCCAAGTTCTTGAGCAGCACTGTTGTACTTAGCTTCTGCTTCTGCACCAAATTGCTTGAGAAGAGCATTAGCAACAGCGTCTTGATTCTCTTTAGCCTTTTGTGCAGCAGAACGACTGTCCAACGTTTTTGCTACGATGGCAGCAATGTCATCACCAGTAGGAACATTTGAGGCTGGTTCGGCCGGCTTGTTAACCTTCTGCATGAGTTCCGCAAGAGTTGCTTCAAGTTGTGCAGTCTTATCCGCTTGGCCCGAGAGTGTTTGAAGACGGGCTTCCGCCTCAGCCTTTTCTCGTTGGAGCGTTCGAATGTATTCTTGAGCGTGAGCCGCACCACGAAGAGCATCTTCAGGGGTGGCATACTTTTGCGCGCCTTGCTCATTCTTAATATCTGCAAGCAGGGTAGCAAGCGGAGATTGAGTTTGAGTTGCTGTCTGTTGAGTGGCAGTAGTATCTGCCGATTGTTGTCCGAAGATCGTGGCTTGGTCAGCCATAGATTATTCCTTATAATGTCTTATGTTCTATATACATATATGTCGAAAGTAGATTCATTACATTCATCTACATTCGCCGGGTACTCATTTCATTCGACCCTTCATATGTATTCATATAGAATTACCCCTTGAGAGGCACTTTTTTAACGAAAATAAATAAAATAAATTTTATAAAGATTTTATTCTTTCACGGTAATAGCGACCTTCTTCGGTCGCCCAACCTTCTTAACCGGAGGAAGAGTAGTCTCTCCTATCGGTTCGACTACATCTCCCGAGTCAGCATGTGAAAGAAGGCTTATTACTTCGGTGAGGGCACGTTCGTACCCCACCGTATCTGCTTGTAGATAAGCCCAGTTAGCAAGGCCAAAGGCGTCCCTAGACGTACTCGCACTCCGTGCATCCTTAATCTTCTTACCGAGAATCTTGGTAAGCTGTTGACGTAACACTACGGAATGAGCAAATGTCTGTCTCATCTCGTCTTTTTGATCGTCTGTTAATCCGGCTAGGAGAACTGTCTTCATTGAGCGGCCTTAGCTTGAGTACGTACTTGCATTTTCTGAGCTTGTGCTTGTACGTTATCCATACCTCCTGCGGCAGCAGCCATATTCTGCTCAGTACCCAGATTCTCTTGTGCTCCGTTAATAAGACGCTGTGTTTCTTGTTGTTCGAACACGGCTGCATTCGGACGGAACAATTGGAAGCGTCCTAGATTGAGCGTGTCTTCCAACAGACGTGATAGCGCAAGCGCAGACACATGAGGGGCTACAGCTTGATACATCGGGCTGTTGAAGATGCCCCCAAGGTTCTGTACCAACTGAGCCTGTGCAGCGAAGTGGCGGGCGCCTATGGGCCTTAGAACACCATTAGCGGTAATGTCATCACGGGAGATAGTCAGGAAGGTTTGTGCACCCAGATCGTTATCCATCACCTTCACTACGTCTTCACCATCCAGATTGCGACGGCTGGTCTCCAGCATTGCATTGAGCAGGGGTTCAAGAAGCTCAATCTCAAACGTATTAATCTTTTCTTGGAAGATACGGCTGGCTGCATTCTCAAGCGTCTGTACTTCGAAGGCTGTCTTCTCGCCCGGAGTACGAACACCCATTGCTTCCCGAGGAGCACCTGCATACATCTCCATACGCTGCTCTAGAAGCTGGATGGCATTGTCTGACTGGATCACCCATTGAGCATTACGAGCAAGCTCTGTAACCGTCCCATTCTCGTCCAAATGGATTTCTTCACCCGGAGCATATCTAAACTCTTCCACTTCACCGGAGATAACCAGAGGAGGAAGCACAGCCAAATCCATTGCGTCAGCTTTCAGGTTTTCCAGATGGTCGATACGGTATTGCATACCAACGAGATTATCCAGAGGACCCATAGCCCACAGATTGTCTGGCCGATTGCGCCACCCAACATGATATATAGGAGCGGACCCCAACCAAGAAGGAATAGGCTTGGAATCAATAACCCACATACGGTCGATAATAGTGACTTGCTTTCCTTTCTGAAGCTGTCGAGTTTCGGTATCAAAGATGTCTCCGTAAAATGTGAGCACCTCAACATAATCCTGTCCGAGGTATTCTGAGTAGTTACCGAAGCCATCCATCAGAAAGCCTTCACTCTTATCGGCTTCTTCAATACCGTAGGCAGAGGCATAGCTCTTAATCTTGTCTCGGTTCTGAATAGCGTTCTTCAGGAAAGCATTCTCCGGATTGGTTTCTGCCATAGAGGCTAGTTGACCAATGGAGATAAGGCTTCGAACAATCTTGAAAGAATCTTTGAATGAATTAGCAAGTGGATTAAAGACAATATCAAGAGGGCTAATTCTACGAGCTTTTGGTCCCACATAATCAATCACCTTAATCCCAACAGCATCCTCCCGATACGAGCTTTCAAAGTCAGTCGTAGCGAAGACATTGCCGTAGTCGATATAATCTAGGAGGAGACGGCTCATCTCGGTACGGAAATGACTCTCTCGCGTTTTGTTAGCCATGTAGGATTCGATTGCTTGCTTCTTTGCCTTAGTAGCATCTGACGATGTGTAGGCATCCCATTTCAGCCAGTCATCATTAGGGAAGAGGGCTGAGAGGTAATTAGAGTGCAGGTTATCTCGAATCTGACAAAGCTTAGGCAGCGTGGTTTTATTCTTCCACGGCAGTACTGAATTGCTAGTGGTAGTGGTGTCCGTAGCAAAGATGTAGTTACGAACTTCTTTCCACTCTTGAATCTTGGGGAACATTTGCGTATGGTAGTTAAACCAAGTCTGAGAGACGTACTTAGCCAGTTCGTCTCGTTCTGCAATGTCACATACGTTTAGTGGGCGATTTGCCATTTAATCCTCTTATCTGAAAGCCACGCCGCCAAAGCGAGAACTTATTGGAATGATGTTTTCACGAATGGTGCTAGAGCCTTTCGACTTAGGCTTAATAGCAATGCTTACAGCCGCTGCAAGGGCATCCTTAATGTCGTCATGGGCTGGCCTAGCTTGAACAAGCTGCTCCTCTAGAACGTCCGTATAACCGCCCTTGTAATGCCAAATCTCTCGGTTCTCATAGCGATGCTCCAGAGCCGCAGCAATACGCTCTTCTTTAGAGCCTTCACTACGGTTAGGACGGAATTCGTCAATCGAGATGGAAAGACCTTCAGCCCGCATACGATCTTTCAAATCACGGACAATAACCGTCTGTGCTACCGTCACTTCAGCACGGAGCTTCTTGAATTCCCATTTGCTGTGTAGCTGAGCAATCTCTTTAAAATAATCACTAATCTTGTCTGTCTTAAAGCAGGCAATGTCTAGCACGAAGATATAGTTGTCTGCGTCTACACCAATAACCACAATTGCGGTATCGTCTGAACGCTTTCCCATTGAGAATGCGAAGTCGATAGAAGCATAGACATTAAGCCGATTGCCACGATAGAACCAATGACCGTCTGATTGCTTAAGGAACTTTCGGTCGTAGTATTGAAACTTATCTCGGGCGATTCGGTTGCTACCGGGGTCGTTGGGATCGTTGTAATACTGGGAATAGAACTGTGTGGTGTCTGAATATTCAGCGCGGATACGGGATAAGACTTGCTTATCAAACCCAAACGCCTTTCCATCCTTGGGTCTAATTGCTCGCGGCCACACGAACACACCATCGGTTTCAACGACATATTCTTTAATCTCCCAAACAGGCTTACGTTCTACGAGTTCTCCCTCGTCATTAAATACATCATATTCTTGGCCCTTCCACGTAGCGTACACATCATTAGGATGGTAGCGGGTGCCACAAGCAAGAGTGAAACCACCAGCATTACGAATAGAAGTAAATTGCGAGCTTTTCTTAGAGACTGAATCTCGTCCATCTTCGGTGTAGGCATTCTCGGGGACTACCAAGTCATCTGCAATAACAATGTCAGCATGCCAGCCAGTTGTATTAGTAGTAAGGCCAGCGGTGGATACAGTAGCATCCCGAATACCTTCGACCTTTCGTACTTCATGGTCAATGCTGAACTTACGTTGGCTCCATCTTTCACGTTTACCCTCCTGCGGGTTAATATACTCAGGGAAGTAACGAGCATAAACGGTTGAGCCAATAATATTTTGGATAGCATAAAGCTGGGTCTCAGCCAATTCACTCGTTGCGGAGACATACAGAATGGTAACTTCTGGATGCCGTGTAATAATCCATGCTGCCCATGTAGCCACCATATGGCTCTTCAGGTGGGCACGGGGGAGCATAATAAGCTTGTTCCCCGACATACCTTCGTCTAGTCCGTAGAGTGTGTATTCTTGCAGCCACAGGAAGATTTCCTTGTGCACCTCTCCATACATATAACCGGGATTGACCAGCCGAGCAAAGAAGTAGAGATCGTTCTTTGCCAACTCTCTTAGTTCCTTTGCATCGTCCGGCATCTTCTCTAGTTTCTTCTTTGCATCTGCCAGCCAGTTGTCAATCATTTCTTCATAAGCCTCAATACGTCTGCGCCATATTCATCCTTGGCTCGTGTTTGGAATTCCTTCTCTCGTTCGATTTCAGCCTCGCTAGGACGGCCAGCAGCACGCTTCTCCCATCCCCTATCGTTAAGCCACTTAGAGGCTTGGAAAGAGCCTGTACGGGCTTGGACAATCATTGCCTTAACCCCTTCACTTCGAAGCTTGTATTCAAGTTCCTCACGCCATTCTTCAATGTGCTTACGGATGGCTTTGTTCTCACTCATCTTCTGCCAGTGTTTCCAGCCGCAGAAATAGGTGATGGCGAATTTGTATTCCGTAGGGTCTTCCATCTCCAGATAGAGTTTCTTAGCGGAGATGTACAGCTTGCCATTATGGAAATGGTCTTGGTCTTTCAGGGTGTAAATAGCGTCTTCGTTGTAGCCCAGTTCAAGGAACAGACTTTGGGTTATGTACCGTCCCATTGAGTCCGTCATCAAGCTTTTGTCCGGCAAGAAGCTTTCTAGCGGCTTCATATCTTCCATAGTAATAATCCCTCTCTATTCTGATTTGGTCGGCTTCACTAGCGAGCCTTGCAAGAAATTCTGAATCGTCTCGGTAAAGTCCGGCGCCTGTGCAGGAGGGCTGAGTACTGGCAACTGTGGCAGGACGCACTGGGCGGTTCCGCAAGCCGTCAATAACAGACTGAAGCTTAGACTGGGCACTAGCCACAGCAAACGCCTTATCGAAATCCGCTTTAGCTTTGTCAACATTTAGTTTCTTCTCCAATTCCTGTGAAGCGATTACAGCATCAGCTTCTTGTTTCTCCAACTTACTGCTATAATAGAAATAAGTGGGAATAGCTCCGATTAATAGACCAGAGACAAGCGCTGCAATTAAGAAATACTTTTGCACATTGCCACCTCAATTTTTCTACGATTATATAAGCCTTCAGTATATTTACCGTTGACATAAACCCACTTATACATGCCCTCACAGGCTTGGGTGTATTGCCCTTGGTTTAGTGGCTTAGCCACCGAATTAGACGCACAGAAAGCCGATACGCCGATATTGAAAGCAAAAGAAGTGAATGCATTGTATTGATTCTCCGTAAGCGGAACATTGATACATTCCAAGATTCCCTTACCGTGCTTGACAAAATCCTTCTCAAGTTGTGCTCTGCAAGCCGCAGGAGACCATTGCTGCCCCATCTTTACATCCGGGCCAGTATGTCCTGTACAGACGGTTGGAATACCGCCTAAGTCCTTATATGGAGTTGTCTTGGTCCCTTCAAGCATGGCAACCCCCGAAAGGGCTGCCGCACTTGCCAAGCCAACCAACCAACGGTTAGCTTTATTCATTAGATAGGAAATCCTGCTGAGTAGACATTTGGAGAGTTGATTGCATTGGTCCCCACCGGGATTGCATAGCTCGCCTGAGTCATGATGTTATTAACTACGATGTTGCTCTTAGACGATGCCCCGCCGATCGAGATCGTAGCACCCGACACCGTATTCTTATGCTTGTTACCTGCTACGTAATAGCCAATAGCACTAGCAATATCTGTGATGTCAAATACGGCACAGTTATCGAATACATTGTCAAGGATGGATACGGAACTACCGCCATTACCTTCAAAGCCAATACTACAGCCATTGAAAGTGTTCTGGGAGAATGTACAATGTCGTGACGATTGGTAGAATACACCAACACGACCAGCAGCACGACCTGTTGCAGAGCAAGCAATCCAACCGTCCGTCATATGGATATCTTGACAGTTATTAATATACATAGCTGCTGCACCACCATTGCCCAAGTCAAATGTACATCCCTTAAACTGAGCCAACTGATAATTCTGCAAGTTGACATCAATACCATCTGAGAGAACGCTATGGCAGTCCGTAACAGTGAGCCCATTACTACGTGCATCATTAGTGGCATCTTGCTGAAAGATATAAGAACCATTGACGAAGGTGTTATCCAAAGCCATTTCATTAGTCATATAGAAGAATGAACTGTCTCGTGCCATGAAGTGGCAAATAGCATTAGCTTGATAATAATTATCTTCGAAATAACATTGTCCGCAATATTTAGTATCAATACATCGACTAAATCCGATGAAGATACACTTTCTCACTCGCATCCAGTTGTCATCATAGAAGGCCGTCTCGCTACCTTCAACACCAGTTGCCGCACCTCTCCAGAGGATGGCAGTGGAAGTTTTGCCAAGTCCCGACTCTTGGAATTCGATATTAGTAATATCCAAAGAACTGGCTGCTTGCCCGGCAACACGTTGGTAGTTAACACCTACTACACCACCCGCAGCAACAGTAATTGCTGAAGCACGGAAACCCTTACCCGTCAATACCAACCCTTGAGTCTGAGCCGGAGGAGTAGCCGAAGTAGCAAGCGAGTAACTACGTTGGTTCAGAGTAACAACCTTACTAAACTTCCAAGCATTGTTAATAGCCGGACCAAGATTAGTCGAGTAGAACCAATCAGCAGGGCATTCATCGAATTGATTTCCAATCAAACTGTATGGACCAGAGCCTTTAAGGATTAATTGTGCAGGGTCTGCAATCGGTTTAATCTGAAGGTTAACCGTTACATTGGCAAGGATAGAAGCCCCTTGTTCAAAAGTAACACGAGTTGCAATTGTTGTAGCACTACCAATCACCAGTGTCTTATTCGTAGGCACAGTGAAGGGAAGGTTAGCTAACTGCGTCATAGATTGAACCGCAGCCGAATCATCAGTTACACCATCCATCTTTGCACCGAACTGTGCAATCGTAGGAGCAGTTTGCTGCACCAGATAGAAGCGACGACCAGTTGCAGTGTTAGCAATAATAGTTCCGTTATTAACAGGAGTAGTTGTATCTCCAGTAATGACATAACGACCGCCACCACCATCAATTCCCGCGTAATACCCAGATACATCGAACCAACTGTAGTTACCGAGTTGGGTAGAAGTGAGCGCCTTAAGAGAAGCAATACTGTCTACTACAAGAGCAACACCAAGTTTCTGGTTGATGTTACCAACATCGGTCGTAGACAACTTAGCAGCAGTAATTGCACTGTCTACAATCTTTGCCGTAGTAACAGCGGTATCTGCAATGAGAGGCGTAGTGATTGCAAGGTTGGCAATCTTAGCCGTAGTAACATTCGCATTAGCCAGCTTAACTGTGGTAACTGCGCCATCAGCAATCTTCGGAGTTGTAACCGATTGATCTTGATACTTTGCCGTAGTGAGGCTATTGTCATCAATAACTAGGCTAGCCAGTGGAGTGATGTACCCAATCTCAATCCGTGTCGTCCCTGCTGTAATCGGAGCAGTGAAAGTAACATGGGTTTGATCCGTAAGGGTATAACGATTTGGTTGTACATAAGACCCATCGAAATAGAGCCAGAGGATGTTCTTTGTATAACTAGTGGCCGGAAGAGTTAAGACCGTAGTAGTACCAGCCGTGAAGTCTACTCCACCTACGAAGAACTGACGAGCTACAGCATTAGCTTGCGGGAAGGGAACCCATACACCAGACCTACGATACCGAAGTTCGAGAACCGTAGAGTTGTAATAGAGGGCGCCTTCTGCCGCAGTAATCGGATCACTAGAGAACGAACCGAGGAAGAGCGTCTGGATTGTAGATACACTACCGGCTGCACTAGAAGCACTACCTGCCGCTGCAATTGCGCTGTTCGCTGCACTCACTGCACTAGCTGCCGCAGCCCCTACAGCATTGTTTAAATCATCCGTAAGGTCATCCCCATTGATGGAGATACCAGTAGCACTGATATGACCACCATTAAGAATGTCCTTACCATTCATATCCAGATTATTATTCATCTGGTTTGGCTCTCCTGCCGGATTAGTTCGGTAGAGAACCTTGTTATTCAATTCATCTGCTAGGGCTTGGATATTCGCATTAATTGCTGCGAGGTTATATCCACCAGCCGTAGAAGTAGGTGTGATTTTTGCCATTTATAGTACCCGAGTAGCACGAATGAACCCGTCAGCAGTACATGTGCCTCCGGAGAAAGTTGCAAAGGAATTAGCATAGTGGGTTGTCGTAGTCGAGATATTAACTCTCAACACTGGCGAGTTCACATAGATAACTCCGATAGTTGATGTAGCACTAATACCGGACTGAAGCGTTGACTGGCTAAGAGACAAACCTCCTGTTGACGCGTTAGAAGCAGTAGCTGCAGCAGCAGTCACTGTACATCCAGCTGCAATGTTATACCGAACTGAAGCTTGGATGTCCCATGTTCCTGCTGTAAGAGAAACACTGGCAGGGGCTTGTGCCGTATTAGATACAAGAGACAGTCCGCTAGAAGTTCCAGTAAGAATCTCTCCTACGAAACCAGCAGATGCTACAACTGTACCAATACCTCCCTTAATTGCCACTTGTCCTGAAGACCGAGTAATCGTAAGAGGTGTATCAATAAAAGTTCCAGCATCATTATACCGAGATATACTATAATTACTACCTGCATTACTTCCACTTTCTGCTATTGCATCTGTGCTTAGATTCCAGCGAAGAGAGCCACTAGTCCTATACGTAATATTACGTGCAGCGCTAACCACTGTGTTATCTATAGCAAGACCAGTACTGTGGACAGTAGAAGATGAATAAGTTTGTCCAAGTGTCCAAGTGTTTGCCGTAGAAAGAAGAGGAATTGTTGCCCCACTAGTTCCAATAGCCGTAGTAGCTGCACTAGTAAGACCGAGATTAGTTCTAGCTGTAGCTGCTACAACATCACTAAGATTGTTAGCCGTCTGGAGGAAATCCCCCGTATTATTAAGGGCTGCTGTACCTAGACCTAAATTGCTACGTGCCGTAGCTACATTGTTTACATCCGAAAGGTTGTTTGCTTTCAGAAGGCTGCTTGCCAATGTAGCTGCCGCACTAGCTGCACTGTTAGCTGCATTGATGGCTGACGTATTAGCATTAGTTGCACTAGCCGCTGCTGCTGCTGCATTAGCTGCTGTCTGAGCAATCGCTGCATCTACACTAATCCCATTAACAACGAGAGAGGTGACATTAAGCTGACCGAGGTTAAGAATACGGAAGCCATTGTAATCTACATCATTGTGCATCTCATTAGGCTCACCTACTGGGTTTTGCCGATAGGAGACAAGGCTATTCAGATGTGTAGCTATTGCTATGAAATTGCTATTAATGGCAGAGATGTTCTGCCCATTCGTTACTGTTACTGGAACAATCTTACTCATGGAAGCTCGTCCTTATCGATAATCTGTTGTTTACCTTTATACTCTCGATACCACACCCAAGCCTTATGTCCCACCAGCATTGTCAAATAGACAGCCGTTGCGATGTTAATAAAGATGGGAAGGAATGAGAGAATGTTTGCAGCAGAGACCATAAGCGTAGTTGGAACAGCAACTACCGGACTAGCTGCGAAGTCGGTGATGTTATTCATTCTTCTCCTTCGGCTAAGAAACTAATTGCAACGGATGTTGCCCTTTCCGCCCTAGCGGGCCTTCATATGTTATTACCCCCCATTAGAGTCATTTAATACAAAGCAAGGGCTCATTAAATATTATTACTACATTCAGAGAGTAATTACGACAAAGCGCATTTGTCATAATTTCCTGTAGAAATACTGAAGGGCCAGTGCACATAGAAAGCACCCCCTAAACCCCCGGGGAGGGGTGAGCGAGCAAGCGGAAAGTGCTGGCTAGGGAGGGGGACGCCTTCGGCCCCATTTGACATAACGCTGGTTATCAGCATGTGTATGCATCTACTTACCAGTAGAGAGACAGCTAGTACGCCACTAGCGTGGCCTTTCTTTATACCTGTCTTGGTATACTGAGGGGGGACAAAATGCACATGTGTGGCAGGTTTCACCTAGTGTTGATGTGCT